TCAAAGAAGCTTAACAAAAGCAATCGCTCGTCATGGTTTAGGCTTATACATTTATGCAGGTGAAGATTTACCGGAGGAAGATAAGAAAAAAGAATTAGAACCAAAAGAAGAAACTGTTAAGAAGTTTATTTCACTTCAAACTGAAATGAATGAATTAGGAATTGATTTTAGAGAACAATACGCAAGTTGGATTCTTAAACATTCACAATGTGAATCACAAGATTTACAAAAGCTAAATGAGCCACAACTTCAATCAACAATTAAAGCTTATGGAACATTAATTAAAGGATATAAAGAAAAGATTGCGAGGGCATAGAAATAAAGAAAAGAGATAAATCAATACTTCAAAGTGATATGTCTAAATGCTATGTATGTGGTTCAACATTGAATTTACATACACACGAAATTTATTTCGGCACTGCTAACAGAAAGAAATCAATTGAACATGGGTGTTATGTAAGATTGTGTGCTAGACATCACAACATGAGCAGTGAAGGAGTACATTTCAATCACAAATTAGATATGAAGCTTAAAAAGGAATGTCAACAGGCATTTGAAGAAGTACACACAAGAAATGAATTTATGAAGATATTTCATAAGAATTATTTATAGGAGGTAAATATGTATTCATACAATGTTATCACGAATCAAGAATCATATCCTAGAGAAGTCTATTATTCTCAAGCTAAAAGAATTGAAGAATTAGAGAATTACATCATGGACGAGAACTTTAATCCATACCAAGACTCTTGGACGGATGTTAATAGAATGAAAGAGCTAGGAATTACAGAAGAGCAGAAAGAACTTTTCAGACTTCAGAAATTTGAAGAAATGGAGCGCAGTCCATTTTGAAAACAAAATTGATAGGTAATTTCATTCGAAAATCAAGAAATGAAGATGGAAACCTAGAAATAACATTTGAATTAACTGAGCCAATATACGAATCATACGCTCAGACCCTCAAAAAAGGTGCATATAGCGTGATTATAGATTCGGTTAAACATTTACGTACAAATGAACAGAATCGGCTTATGTGGAAGCTTATAAAGGATATATGTGAGAACGAAAACGCTAGTTGTAACGATACATGGGATATGTATTGCGAGTTCTTGAGAATGGCAAAAGCGTTATATACATATGTTTCAGTTTTGAAAGATGGTGTTGATTCGTTGGCTCAAGCTCATGGAGTTAGAGCAGTTCAAATATTGGGCACTGAGGTTAGAGACAATGGGAATGAATTTGTAAATTGCAGATTGTTTCTAGGTAGCTCACAAATGGACACAAAGCAAATGGGAGTATTAATTGATTGCATACTAGATTATGCAGAACAATTAGGAATCAGTACTCAATATTATTTAGATAAAGGAATCAAGGGGGAAGAAAAATAAAATTTGTAATTAAAGGACGATTAGATGGACTAAATGAATATATCAACGCTTGTAGAGCTAATAGGTATAAAGGCGCAGAGATGAAGAAAAAGAATGAACGATTAATTATGGCTTACATCTTACAGGCAGTGAATTTCGGTGAAATTTATGAAATCAAGAAATATCCTGTTCAGTTAAATATCACATGGTATGAACCGAATGACAGAAAAGATATTGATAACATAACATTTGCAACAAAATTCATTCAAGATTCATTAGTTAGAACAGGAATTCTTGAAGATGATTCAAGAAAATACATTAATCAAGTGAATCATTCAGTATTTACAGATAAGGAGAATCCAAGGATAGAGGTAGAGATTTTATGAGAGAAGAAGAAATGGCAGTAAATGTAGCAAAGCAAATTTACTTTGATGAATTTAATTCGTTTTATCAAATTGCAGAAACTAAAGATGACGCAAAATTAGATGATGTGTTTGATGAAATGTGTATTTGTCATTACAGAACAATTTATGTGCAGATTAAATAAGTGTAATGACTACACAAAAGAAGGATTAAACAAAGAAAGAATAATTGCAATCTATAAAGCATTACACGAAGATGACGGATATTTTAGTACTAAACAAATTAAATGCTATATAGAATACACCGACAAAATTATTGATGAAATCCTAAAGCAAGATGTAGTGCTTGGAGGTGAGCAAAATAGCAGTAATTAGAGTTATTAAGAACAAAAACTATACAGTGATGAGCAATACACATTTAAAAGATAAACGCTTATCACTAAAAGCAATAGGCTTATTAAGTGTTGTTCTTGGTTTACCGGAAGATTGGCATTATACAGTAAATGGATTAGTTGGAATTGTAAAAGATGGGAAAGATTCAGTTGAAAGTGCAATTAAGGAATTAAAAAAGAATGGATATTTAAGAGTAGAGAAGATATATCCTAATGAAAATAGTAATAGGATTCAATATCAATATACATTCTTTGAGAATCCTCAAGAGGTGGATTTTCAACCCCTTGAAAAGCAAGGTGTTGAAAAGCAAGGTGTTGAAACTCAAGCGCTTGAAAACCCCTACACTTATAAAGATACTAATAAACAAAATACTAATAAATTAAATACTAATACACAAAGTAAACATAAATACGGTGAATTTCAACACGTTCGTTTAACAGATAAAGAACACACACACCTATTAAATTTATATGGTGATTCATTAGATGAGCATATAAAGATATTAGATGAGTACATTGAAACGAGTGGAAAGAAATACAAGAACCATTCACTAGTGATTCAGAAGTGGGTACATGATGAATGGATGAAAAGAAATAAAAACAATCCTGTTAAACTCGATTCTAAATTCTATGTACAAGAAAGCAATCAATCGTATGCAGATGTACAGAAAGAAATGGAACGAGTAAGGAAAGAAATATTAAGAGCATAGAAAGGGAATGAATATGGATAACAAAATAAAAGCTTTAATCATAATCAACAATAAAGTAAATGAACGTATTAAATCTATTTTGTATAAAGAATCTCAAGAAGAAAAAATGATGTTTGAAGGAATAAGAGATGTATTGCAAATGACATCAGAACTTACTGAGCGAATTGAAAGAATATCAGATGATTTCATAAATAAAGAGACTTTACTAAACTGTCTATCAAGAGAATTACAATCATATATTTATGATTTAAGTGAAACTGATTTAGACAGAATGATATACATTACGCTATACGCAGAAAAATTGAAACTTGCAATCGAGAAATTAGAGCTAGAAGGTGATTAAATGGTTTATTGGTTTTGTGGGGTTATATGTGGAAGTTTTGCAACACTTCTTCTATATAGCATAATGGTAGGAAAAAGGATTCAAGAAGAACAGTATAAAGCAAACAAATGTATATTCAAGTATGAAGAATACAGACGCAAGATTAGAACGCTAGAATTTCAAAAGAATGAATTAGAAAAAAGAATAGAAGCTATCAAAAACTTTGATTACTCAGATTTTGATGAGGTAAAGTAAATGGATTACATGATGTTAGAACCGTATACAAACGAATTTAAAGGGTTTGTAAGCGATCAGAAAGTAATGAATGATTTAGGATTAACCAAAGCACAATTCGATGCTCATGTAATGTATCAAAGGCTTTATATGGGATGTGTATTAATTGAAGATGAAGCAGATGAAAAGAAAGAAAGCGACACAGAAAAGTATGAATTGGTTGCAACATCCAAAACAGGAAGACGATGGTACATTTCAAATCGTTTAAATGTAATTTCAGTTAGCAAAGATGGAGTTAAAAGAAAGATTCATCCTTCATTCGATAAAGGAGCATATAGAGTTTGCATCAAAGGGAAGATGTATCAACTTTACAGATTAGCATACCAAGCATTTATCGGTGATGTGAGTAGGAGTTACAAGGTTCGTTTAAAAGGAAAGAAGCACGTTAAGAATTTGTATCTTGTAAGTAATGGAGTTGACGGTGGCAATGTATGCCAAAAGAAAGTTGTATTGAATGGGGTTGAATATGAATCAATCGCACAATGTGCTAGAGCAACAGGGTATACACCAACCGCAATATCAATTATGCTGCGAGGAATTGTAAAGAATAGTTTAGGTGTTAGATACGTGGAGGTAAAGAAATGAAGGGTAATCATAAATGTGATGAATGTTTATATGAGTATTTATCAGAATGTGAACATCCTTGTAATGTATGCAGATGGAAAGTTAAAGAGAGAGGTTTAGCTTTTTTCGGAAAGTTGAGTTATTTCGAACCGAAAGAAGAAAAAAATGATAATGAAATCGACATGGTCAATCATCCTCAACATTACAACAGAGATGGAGCAATGGAGTGTATTGATGAAATGATAGCAGTATTTGGAAAAGATATTGTCGCTTGTTTCTGCTTGTGCAATGTATGGAAATATAGATACAGAGCTTCAGATAAGGGACATGAAGAGGACTTATCTAAATCTGACTATTATATGGCTAAGTATAAGGAATTAATTACGGAACGCAGTGTATTAGGCTTTGAAAGTGTTATGGAGCGTGAAGAATTAGAAGATATTGTGAATGAAAAATTATATAAATTGTATCTAGAAAGAGAGATAAAGAAACATGACAAGTAAAGATTACAAAGAAAGATTAAAAGAAATGAGTATTAAAGAGCGAAAAGAAATGTACCGCATAAATAAGCATGATGTTGAATTGATAAAAATAATGCTACAAATGCAAGAAAAGTTAGATGAGCAAATTTTAAAAGAACATAACATCTCAGAAATTAATGAAGATTTCTTGAATATAGCAATACTCGATGAAATTGGTGAATTAACACATGAATTAAAAGGTGAGTGGTGTTGGTGGAAGAATACACAAGCACCGGTTGATAAAGAAAAAGTTCTAGAAGAATTAGTTGATATTTGGCATTTTGTATTAAGCCATAGCAACCATTTTGTGAAAAAAGACTACATTTATGAAAAACAAATGTCTAGAATTAACGACCAAATAAAAGTTTGTTGTAGTGAAGTAATGCGAACAGGATTTGCCGATAAATTAGTTAGCTTGATAAAATGCGAAAGAACTAGAATTATAAAGATTGTCTTCATTAGTTTGTTTTTAGGATTCAGTGTTGAAGATGTGTATAAAGCATATTGTGACAAAAATAAAATCAACTATCAAAGACTGAAAGAAGGTTATTAATTATGTGGATTAGAAGTCAAGACCATTATATGTTAGCAAACGTTAATTCACTTAGAATTTGTAAATGTGATATTGATGGTTGCACTTATTACTTAATTCACGGGCACTATGATAGATACGAACAGGAATTAGGTATTTATTCAAGTAAAGAAAAAGCTTTAAAAGTATTAGATGAAATTCAAAAGCGAACAGAATATCTATACCCTAAAGTATTCCAAATGCCACAAGATGAGGATGTTGAAGTATGAAAAAAGAAGAAATTAAACAAATAGAAAACTTTGTGTTTCTTAAAATGGAAGAATACGAAAATAGAGGTACAACTTATGGAAATGGAGTATCGGACGGCTTAGAAATGGCTCTTAGGTTTATTTATGATATACATGATATAGACGATAAAGAGGTTATTGAATCGTTAAAAAATACGATTGTATTTCTAAAAAGAAACATAAGGAAGAAAGTGGATAAAGAGGCTGAAGTATGACAGAAAAAGAACAAGAAGAAATTCTAAAGAAACTGCAAAATGAAAATTTGAGGAAACTAAAAAAAGCGGTACAAATCAAAAAAGAAGTTGATGAATTTGTTAAAAAGCTAAAGGAGCAAGAACAATGATTAGATTACAAAACAATTATGCAATCACTTCTAGCGGTGGTTCATTCACCCTTGTAACGTTCGTGAAGGGCAAGGATAAAGAAGGAAATGAGATAGACGTACAAAAGCCTATCTCATACCATACAACGCTAGAATCGGCTTTACAGAGCTATTCTAACAATCGTATGGCAGATTTAGTTTCTAACGTAGATTTAGACTTGAAACAAGTTAAAGAAGCTATAAACGAGCTTAAAAAAGGAATTAAAGGCATATGAAACAAATTAAAGCAGTGATTAGCTTATTTATCTTAGCTTTATATATTATTGCTATATCAGTGATTATATTGTGTCATGCTAAAGGCATCAAAGATTTTGAAGAGACAATTAAATCGTTTATTTTGGTGATTAGTATCATCAGTATAATTCTTGCAGTTTTTTAAAAAGGAGAAAGAAAATGAATGAATATCAAAAAGTGTTGCAAGTTCTTGAAAAAGAACATCAAATTACGTGTGATGTAGCAGGGATAGAAGAGACTGACCGTGCCAAGTTATATTTTCGATTTTTGGAAAATCTTACGGATAAAGAAACACCAAAGAAACCAATAGATATTGAAATTGGTCCATGCGGTGATTTGATGTTATGTTGTCCAAATTGCGAGCATGGAGTTGTGCCTATTCCAACGTATCATGGAAATAAATATTATCCTCGTTGTCCATTCTGCGGGCAGAAGTTAATGGAGGAAGATAAAGATGACTGCTAGAGAAATGTTTGAAGAAGAAAAGCAAGAAACAAAACAGGAAACGAATTTTGAATATTACAAAGATGAAATTCTAGAAGATTACGCGCATATTTTAGCGGTAGTCAAAGGAAAACCTACGCTATGTTATAAAACTAATTGCAATGACTGTGACTTTAAAATCAATCAAATAGGATGTCGTGAAATGGCAAGAAATTGGCTAAAGCAGCCACACGAAAAGCCAGTATTTAAATTAACTAAATTTGAAAAAGAATTATTACAATGCTATCCGGATATATCCAGTTTTAAAGCATTTAATTCTTTAAACGGGATGAAGAAAAAAGGATATTTTAAAGGCATTGATGATAATGAAATAATTGGAGATATCCTAGCAAAATGTGAAGTAATTGAAGATAGAAAAGAGGTAATAAAAAATGATTAATGTAGCAGTAATAGCAGGACATCTAACAAAAGATGTTGAACTATCAAAAACACAGAACGGAAATAGCGTAGCAAAGTTTACGGTAGCAGTAAATGGATACAATGATACTACAGATTTTATTAATTGTGTAGCATGGAATAAGCTCGCAGATATTGTAAATATGTATTGCAAGAAAGGTGACTTAGTTACAGTTGAAGGAAGAATAAGTGTTAGAAATTATGAGAACCAACAAGGACAGAAAGTATATATCACTGAAGTAGTAGCTAGTAACGTACAATTACCGCCTAAAAACGCTTATAATGGGCAGAATTACAATCCTAATGTAAATACATACCAACAACCGAATCAAGCATATAACAACGCTTACGGCACGAAAAACACGTATGTGCAACCAAGTTTGACACAACAAATTGCACGACAAGAATACAATGATGGAAGTGATTTAGATATTGCTTCAGATGATTTACCTTTTAAGTAATTCTATAGCTTGACGAACTATAGAATAAAATTGTCAAAAAATGGAGGTGGTTTTAATAGAAATGAATTATGAAGAAAGGATTAAAGAGTTAATTTCTAAGAATAATAAACTAGGGAGGGCAAACATTAAGCTTAATCAAACGCTAAAAGAAAGAAATGAAACAATTCATAATCAAACAAGTGAGATTAAGAAATTGAAAAATAAAGTTGGCGAATTAGAATATAGATTGTATAAGGTATACAGTTCATGAGTACATATGAAGATATTAAGAGACACTTCTTGTGTGAATGCCAATCATACACTTATTATGAGCAAAAGATAGCAGAGCTACAAAGGGATGAAGCAATTTATCCGTTAAAAGCCGAGCTATTCTTAGCTCATGCAGATTACGCAAGAAGAATGAACTACGTAAAAGACAAATTAAGCCAACTTGATGATACAACTCGTACAATGATTGAGTATAGATATATAAAGGGATTCAGTGCAGAAAAAACATCTAATATTGTAGGTTATGCACGAGAAGAAATTCCACGAAAAATAAACAAGAACTTGAAGAAAGTGCTCACAATGTGAGCATTTTTTCATGCAATAATTATTTCAGCAGGATAGAGCAGTGGTGGCTCGTTGGTCTTATTAGCCAAAGGTCGGAGGTTCAAATCCTTCTCCTGCAACCATGTTTACAAAGTCTATTGGTTAGTATTATCTTTATTTTCATTTAAATTGGCGTATGTAATCCAATCTTTGAGATTTTACTTAATGAATTCATTGAAATTTCCTTTTTCAACAGGAGGATTCAGAAGCGACATCAAAATATTTTTTATTCCTTATAAGTAAATCGGATATTTAAATACCAACAGTTAACAGGCATGCCATTAGGCTTTTGTATATTACCGAGCGTTTGTCTCGGTTCTTTTAATAATAAGGAGGAGAATATGGATTCAAGAAAATTTCATGATTTAGCAATCAATGCAGTATTGCAAGTAAACCAAAATATTGAGGTAAGTGAAATGTTCGTTGTATGGATGTGTAAGACGCTACAGAACAATAAAGCATTAATTGGTGTACATCATTCACCCAACTATTATGAAGTAACGTATAACGGCGATAAAAAGGAATTATACGTTGATGAATACATAAAGAATACAAATACTTGTCTAAATGTAAATGACGCTCTATGAGCTTAAAAAGGGGGATAAAATGGAGATTATAAAATTAAAAATCAATGACATTACACCTTACGAAAAGAACGCAAAGATTCATACTGAAGCACAAATTGAACAAATTAAGAAATCTATTCAAGAATTTGGTATGAATGACCCAATCGCCGTATGGGGGGGGAACAATACCATAGTTGAAGGTCATGGGCGATTAGAAGCCTTAAAGCAATTAGGCTATACAGAAGTTGATTGTATCAGACTAGACCATTTGACAGATGAAGAAAGAAAAGCTTATACGCTTGCTCACAACAAAATCAATATGAATACAGGATTCGACATTGATTTGTTAGATGAAGAATTAGACAGTATCGAAGATATTGATATGTCTGATTTTGGTTTTACTGAGCAAGATATTGATTGGGATAATGTAGAAGATTTAGGTGATGATTCTTATGAAGAACCTCAACATGAAATGTGGAAATGCCCTCAGTGTGGACACGTAGATAGAAAAGAACACTTTAAAGGAGTTCGTGACAATGAATAAAACTACACCTAATTGAAAATATTTCTAAGCGCATTAGAGGTGCAACGAGGTAAGAAATCATTATGTAGAATCTTAGTCGAGCAAGGCATTCAAATGAAATATAACCTTATGTCTTATTACTACCTAAGAAAGAATTTAAATGACGCATATTTCATAAAAGAGAACAGTCAATTAGTAATT